TAGTTTGCATCGATTCCGTTTGTGTTAATTTGACTGGTCATATTTTTCTTTTTCCGTAATGTATTTATTGCCGGTATTGTGTCTCGTCAGGTAAAATAGTTTCCCGAGGGAACAACACATAAAAGTCTTTAGAATCAATTGGATTCGGAGTGGGTGAAGCACTAGGTAACACAGTCCACGCTGCCGGATCAAGAGTATTATCAAAGTTATATGTTGCGCTCTTGTTAACCGTAAATCTGTCAAGCTCAAAGTTGATAGTATTTAGAGTCTGAACTTGACCTACTTCGTTTTTCCACTCATTTTGAATCTGATACTGAATATAATCTGCGTAACTTACAGATTGCCCGTTCAATATAGTAGTTCCGGGCTTGCAATATGCGATAACCCAGGCTGGAGTGTAGCCTAATGTAGAGCCGTTGCGCTGTTGACTAGTCATCCATAAAGGAAGTAGCTTGTAATTATAGTCCTGTCCGAGGACATCTGTCACCTGCTGTCTCATGTTCGGTAGTGAATTCGGGTAAAGCAATCTAGCAAATCCAGGGGTACGGCTCGTGTAATATGTCGGAGGAGGAGAGTTTTCTCCTTCATAACTAGTGAAGATGTCGGTCTCAGAAGTATACCACGGGCCTAAAAATAGTGGGATTTCTCTCTCCCAGTAAACTTCTTTAGCTACGCTTTGTCCCTGTGGATTGATTAGATTGTCAATCACTTCACTATACACTACTTCGTATAGAATTTCTCCGGTATTCTCATCTCTGGCAATTGCTGTTTTGATTTCACCCAAAACTACATTTTTCCAATAATAATTCTTTTCTTGAATAGCCGCAACATAAGCATCAAGTTCATTGGCGTAGATGCCATATGCATGATCGTAAATTATATTTGTTGCCTTGCCAAAGAATGGATCGTCTGTTCTATATAGATATTCAGTCGGAATCAATGCATCGTCATTAAGTAACGTGGCTAGTAGATTTCTATCTGAGATACTAGGAGTGCATTTGCAATACAGTGTGTCGAACGGCCTGCCAAATTCTTGATATACACTTAACGTAAATGTGCGAGAAGAATTAACGATAGGAAACTGTGCTGAGTATGCTTGTATAGTAAACGTAAAGTCAGTTGAAGTGTTAGGTGCCTGTGTAGTTTCAGTGGGCTGGAAAGCTACAATACCTGACAACTCGCCATTCGGTAATAGAGTTAGGTTAGGTGGCAATGTTCCTGCGGTGATTCGATATTGAAGAGGAACATCACTGACAGCTTCGACGTATTCTATACTAGTGATGCCGTTGAACACCGTTCCCATATCAGCAGGAGTAAGCCAAACAATGTCACCTATAATATTATTGGTAATTTTAAACGAGAAATTGAATGTAGCAGAGATGATGTCCGGGCGGATAACCTTACTTACATAAACACTAAAGCTAAATTCACTAATATTATCAAGACCGATAGTTGGGTTCCCTGTGATCCAACCAGTGGTTGCGTCACCTACCAATCCAAGTGGTAGATTAGAAAATGTATATTCTAGTTCATTGCTGTCAAAATCATGACCTAGTACCTGAAAATTGAAGATATTATCACTTGAAAATGAACCAATGAATGCAGGGTCAGCGGGAGCATAAGTATTCCCCTGTGAATTAGGTGGTATGACATAATAGCCGTAGTCTACGGTGTTGATGTCCAATAGATAAGTTTCAGGTCGCGTGTTATAAATTGTCGGGATTCTATTATCAGGGGGATCACCAGGTCCACCCTGACTAACCGGAGTATTTTGGTTGATTACTTCCATCGAAAATAATTGCGTAGCAGACCCAAGCGGGCTTTCAAGCTTCAATGTAAATGAATATGATTGATTTGTTGGCTGACCAACCGTGATTCCCGGCAAAGTAGTGGTCATGTAACCTACTGCATCATCCATCGGGACAGTCGATCCATTGACTGTATATGAAACAGTAAACTGCGTCCCGTTAAGCACTGATTTTACGTAATACGTTTGATTTTCAACAATAAATCCGAATGTAGTGCCACTAAAAATTACGGGTCTACCGGGAATAATTTCGGCAGTGCTTAAACAAGTAAGTGTACTATCTGATGATGTAGTTGCAATCACGAATGTCAGCACTGACGGGAGATTTAGATCAGTAGTAGGCGGAGCAGCATACCCTCTAATCAATCCATATTCGTTCATTTCTATACCGGGCGGGAATTGACCTGCTATCTTCCTAATAGTTACTGGGTTATCTGCTACTGGATTGTTATATGTTATCGGTATTGCTGTCCAGGTGCTATCTAATATAGTAGCAATAGAGCCGCCCGGGGTAGAAAACGAAGGTATAGCACTACCTGACATAGTAATACTGAATGTTCGGTCTCGAATATTACCAAAGTTATCAGTAGCTCTAACTACAAAGGTGTTAGTAGTGTCTGATAACACTAGAGTAGGAATTCCTAAAATTAAACCAGCAGTATTCATTGTTAATCCATTTGGCAATGAACCACTTATAATTGCGTAAGTTAGCGTCACTGCCGGTAATTGGGGCGAAGCTGACAATTGATAAGAGAATACAGTTGCAGAAGGAAAGTTCCCTAGTGATCCTGCTACTGTATTCCAAACTGGCTGTGTCATGTTAATCCTTAAGCTAGTGCTTTGAGTGCAATATCATAGTGATGCTTTCTATCAGCTAGACCAATAGTACCGCCATTGATACGCTTAGTTAATCCAACAAAATCACCTTTGTCTGCATAGATGCTTAGCTTGTTTGCGTCCCAGAACCAACCAGCACTTGCAACAGCGCCTTCAGCAGTTTCAAGATATGCAACAGCTTCATCCAATGTCATACCAATTGATCTTGCAAAGCGAGAGTAGTTATCCTTGCCAGTTAACTGAATCAGGCCACGGCCGCAGAACTTGTGGCCATCGCCACTCGCTTCTGTTCCGTTACCCATACGATTTGCATAAACTTTATTTGCAATCTTTACTGGTTTGCGTGCATACAGGTTTGCAATCTCTAGTGTAGCAAAACGCTTTGGCCAAGTCTTTCTAAGTGACGCCGCACTATAGTTTAATCCTTCTTTAACAAAGTTAAAACCGCCCGACTCGTGAGCAATCTGTGCTAGGAATGCAGCCATTCTCTTTGGATTCTCAAATAAGTCAAAGTGGTCACCAATCTTGTTCAACGGTTCTACATATTTTGCAAGAACAGTTGCCTTAGTCTTTGGGCATACTTCTCTCAATAATTCTAATGTTACTCTGCTCATTGTTTGCTCCTTACGGTCTACCTTGACCTCTATATGCTTTATAATTTTTACGTTTATGCTTATTCATAGTAGAAAACTTAATGGAACTATGTGACAGTCCGATAGTAGTCTTACCTTTAGCTTGGTCACTGAATGTGACTTTTTGATTACCGTTACCTGATTTTGCTTTAGCCATTAATTTCCCTTTCTATGTTAAGCAAATGTTGCGCCGACTGTATACCAGTCAGTAGTTGTAGGGGCAATATATTGTAGTGTTGCCCCTACTGAGTGTGTATAAGCTGCATTAGTTGCTGCTCCGTTAATATCTCCCCCTGAGTGAGGATAGACAAGAAGTGCATTAGCAGAAGTATTAATGATGGTAATAGCCATACCCGCTACTGCTGTCGGAAGAATAACACCATTGCCCAAAAGAGCGACACTGACTACGTTCATTTCTTTAGTGATAGCGGTTGCGGTCCCTTGATTGATACCTAACGCAATAATTCCAGTTGCAACAGAACGAATGTTATATCCAGCGACATTGATGTTTGCTTGTGCAGTGATATTACCAGATACAGTCAAGTTACCTAATGTACCAACACTAGTAATGTTAGGTTGTGCTGCTGTTGTTACGGTACCTGCGGTTGTTGCCGCGCCGGTCAATGCCCCCACAAATGTAGTTGATGTTACACTTGATAGGCCTGCTACCGTTGTTACTGTTGAACCAAGAGTTAATGCTGTGCTACCTAATGTTACACTTGCATTTGCAAGTCTTGCTTGTGCTAATGTACCACTTGAGACATTGCTTGCATTTAGTGTAGTTAAATTAGCACCACTACCTGCAAATAACGTAGCACTGACAAGAGCAACACCATTGATGTTTGAGTCAGTGCCTGACATTGTGATATCAGCGTTTGCTGCTAATGTTAACCCAGTTAGTGTACCAACTGATGTGATATTGGGTTGTGCCGCAGTTGTTACAGTACCTGCTGTTGTTGCTGAACCAGCTGTAGCAACACTTAAGTTTGCTACTTGAGTAGTAGAAGTCACGACGAACGGAGCAGTACCTGTTGCTACATTGCTGATTAATTGAGGAGCAATTACGTTAGCAGTTGCAAGTACCTGAGCAGTACCTAAATTACCAACATTTGCGTTGCCAGTAATGTTAGCAGTACCCACAATGTTTGCACCAGTTGATGTAAATACTGCTCTTGCAGTTGCGTTACCTGCAACATAAACAGCAACATTGGCGTTTGACGTTAGTGTCACATTTGAGTTACCATTCTGCAATAGACCACTGTTAATAGTTGTGATATTACCAGTTGTAATGATTGCAGTTGTTGTGCCTAAGTTACCAACGTTAGCATTACCAGTAACAGATAACGCTCCGGCCGTTACTAAATTACCACCAGTAACATTACCAGTTGCAACGATTAATCCACCTGTGCCTAAGTTACCAACGTTAGCATTACCAGAAACACCTAAGCTTGTTAGTGTACCGACACTAGTGATATTAGGCTGCGCCGCTGTAGTTACAGTGCCTGCCGTTGTAGCGGCAGAAACAGTACCAGTAACATTAGCGCCTTGAATTGATGATAGTCCGTTACCGTTTCCAGTAACTGTTCCTGAGAAGTATACATTTCCGCCTTTGTTTACTGCAAATTTACTTGCACTAGCAACCTGTAAATCAATTAACAATGAGTTAGCAGCACTTGCAGTATCAGTAATATTTTCTAGAATACCTGTAAATGTAACAGCAGAGTTATTCCATGTTTGCGTCCCGTTAAATGCCGGTATAGATGCAGTAGTTAATGACCCGTTAACAGCATTTACATATTTTGCGTTTGCATAGTTGGTTGCATTAACATTATTTGCTGCAATTGTATTTGTAACTGTAAGAGCAGTCAAGGTTCCCACAGCATTGATGCCTGTTTGCGGGCCTGCTGTTAAAGTACCAGTAATATTTGTTACGGTAATATTGCCTGCGCCCACGTTACCAGTGACAGTTAGACCGCCGCCAACTGATAGATTACCAGTTGTCTTATTGAATGTTAGGTTTGCGTTAGCTTGGAACGCACTTGCGTCATTAAACAATACTTGGGTATTAGCGCCGGGAGCAGTTGTCAATGACGTTGCATTAATCCAACTCAATACACCAGCGCCATCTGTTCTTAAGAAGTAATTAGCAGAGCCACCGGTAATAGTTACGTTGCCGACCGGACCTAAGTTACTAACACCACTAACTGTTAGCCCTGTTAATGTACCGGTTGAAGTGATGTTTGGTTGAGCGGCGGTAGTTAATGTACCGCCGAGTAACGTAGCAGCTACTACAGTTGCGCCAAGATTGCCAACATTAGCATTACCGGTTGCATTAAGAGTACCCGCTACGTTGACGCCAGTGCTAGTTACAATTTGTACGTTTGCGTTACCTGCAACACTAGTTCTGACGTTGCCGCTAGAATCAACCGTAACGTTTGATGTACCATTCAGAATAGCTGAACCAGCAGTAACAGTGATGCCAGTAAGCAAACTACCATCACCTTGGAAGAAGTTTGCCTTAGCAAGATTACCTAAGTTGGCATTGCCGGATGTAATGTTACCGGTTACACCTAGTGATGTCAATGTGCCCACTGATGTGATATTTGGTTGAGCAGCGGTGTAGACTGTTCCGGCTACAAGAGCGTTTGCTACTTGACCAGTAACGTTTGCGCCAGTAATTGAGCTTAATGAACTACCATTGCCGCTTACATTAGTAAACACGCCGTTTGTTGCGCCAATATTGCCAGCATTAGCGTTACCAGTGACATTCAGTGTACCAGTAATGTTAGCACCAGTACCAGTAACAACTAAGATATTAGCGTTACCAACAGCACTAATATTAACGTTGCCATTCGCAGCAGGAATATTTATATTTGAGTTGCCGTTTGCCTGTGGTCCAAGCAAGTTACCAACTGTTGCATTTCCAGTTACACCCAATGATGTCAATGTTCCTACAGAAGTGATGTTAGGTTGTGCATTTGTGTATACTGTACCGGCTACTAATGCGTTACCTACTTGACCAGATACGTTTGCACCTGCAACTGCATTTGCTGTGGTTGCGAATGCAACTGCGCCGCTAACATTAGCGCCGGCTACTGCATTAGCAGTTGTCGCAAATGAGACTGCACCTGAAACATTCGCTCCTGCTACTGCATTAGCAGTTGTTGCAAATGCAACTGCGCCAGTAACGTTGGCGCCAGCAAGTGAACTTAATCCAGAACCATTACCAGTGATAATGCCTGCACCAGTGTTTAATGTACCAGCAACATTAACGCCGGTCCCTGTTACTACAAGAATATTAGCGTTACCGACTGCACTGATGTTGACATTGCCATTAGCTGCTGGAATGTTAACATTTGAGTTGCCATTTGCCTGTGGTCCAAGCAAGTTACCAACTGTTGCATTTCCAGTTACACCTAATGATGTTAGTGTACCAACTGATGTGATGTTCGGTTGTGCAGCGGTTGTTACGGTGCCGGAGGTAGTAGCTGATGATACAGTTCCTGAGACATTAGCTCCGGCTACTGCATTTGCTGTAGCAGCAAACGATACTTCTCCGGAAACATTAGCACCGGCAACTGCATTAGCAGTTGTTGCAAATGCGACGGCACCCGAGACATTAGCACCGGCAACTGCATTTGCTGTGGTAGCGAATGCGACCGCGCCCGAGACATTAGCACCGGCAACTGCATTTGCTGTGGTAGCGAATGCCGCGAGGCCTGCGTTAGCAACGTTCAAGTTTGCAACCTGAGTAGTTGAAGTAACTACAAGAGGTGCAGTGCCAGTTGCAACATTCGAGATTAGTTGGGGTGCAGTAACGTTAGCTGATGCAAGAACTTGAGCAGTACCTAGATTACCTACGTTAGCGTTACCAGTTGCAGTAATTGCAGTAACGTTTGCGTTTGCAGCACCAATATTAAGTACGTTAGCGTTCCCAGTAGAATTCAATGTACCAGTAACATTAACACCGATTCCAGTAACGACCAAAATGTTCGCATTGCCGACAGCACTAATATTGACATTACCATTGGCAGCTGGAATGTTAACATTTGAGTTGCCATTTGCTAGCGGACCGATCAAGTTACCAACACTGACATTTCCAGTTGCTGTCATCGCAGTGATGTTAGCATTAGTTGCCCCAATATTACCTACGTTAGCATTACCAGTAACGTTTAATGTACCTGCAACATTAACACCGGTTGAAGTTGCAACCATTCTAGCAGTAGCATTGCCGGCTACAAAAACAGAAACGTTAGCATTTGCGGTGATCGTGACATTTGAATTACCACTAGCAAGTGTGCCCACAAAGTTGGCGGCGACGAGATTACCTGTAAAGTTGCCAGTTCCTGCAACATTGACTCCGGTACCGGTTACAACGACAATGTTTGCGTTTCCGATTGCGCTAATAGTAACATTACCATTTGCAGCAGGAATGTTAACATTTGAGTTACCATTTGCAATAGTAGGCCCGGGCAACGGGATAACGCCGGTTAGTAAACTACCATTACCTGAGAAAAAGTTGGCTACTGCTAGGTTACCAAGATTAGCATTACCCGAGTTAAGATTTGCAGTGATACTTGCATTAGCTGTTACATTAAGATTGCCAGTAATGTTTGCATTTGCACCTACAGTCAATAGATTACTAGCTGAAATATTGTTAGCATTTAAATTTGCAGTGATGTTTGCATTAGCTGTTACATTAAGATTGCCAGCAATGTTTGCATTTGCACCTACAGTCAATAGATTACCGATGGCTCCGTTATTAGAAGTTATGTTGCCGGGAGTATTAAGGCTAATATTAGCGTTGACATAGTTGGCGGTGACTGTTGCTGAAAAATTTGCATTGGCTACGTTTGAAATAGTTTCCGGAAGATCTACCCACAGTGCCTGGGCTGATTGAGTAATAGATGCATATTGGGCGCCGTTTGCGTCTCTACCAATACTCAATGTGCTTGTGCGAACCTGTACACACGCGATATTAGCAGTCATAACAACATTACCAGTTGGCGAGTTAACTGTTAGGCCGGCACCAGGAGTCCTATTAACCGACAGTACTGCCTGCGCCTGCAAGCCAGAATAAAGGTCAGTAAAGTTATCTTGAACTTTACTAAACGCTGTTCTAATTGCATCTGCATTTGGATCGTCTGGGAACGTACCGAAATCTATATTCTTTTGGGCCATGTTTCAAATCACCTATTGATACTGTATTTATCTTTTTGGAACAATAGAGCTCCAGCCATAAAAATAGCCGAGAACTAGCTCGGCTATTTTTAATATAGTAGAAGTCTTAAGACTTCTTGATACCTGCAAGTGTTGCCCAATCCTGAGGATTATTGTGAGTACGAGTATCCTGACCTGCAATGACAGGAATTGTAGTCTGACCAGTTGACTTCTGCTTGTTGAGTCCACCAGAAATTACCTTAGTCATAAAGTCAATGTCTTGTTCAAAAGTAGTGTCAGATACAGTCTTTCCTGGACCTGCATTGTTAGCCCATTCGTCAACCTTTTCTTTCTTGTCTTTCTTATCGTCGTATTCGATATCCTTAGTGACTTTCTTGCCAGCTTTCTCAGCCTTGTCATCGTCTTTACCCTTATGATCTTCATCATATTCGATGTCTTTAGCTACTTTCTTGCCAGCTTTCTCAGCCTTTTCGTCTTTTTCGTCAGTTGATTCTTCTGAGAGGAAAGCTAACTTCTTGTAAAGATCCATGAATGATTCTTTGACATTGATTTCTTTCGGAGGACGCGGAAGTTGCTTGTCACGAGAAACTTTTGGATTGTGGAAGAAATCTTCTTCGTCATCAGATTCTTGCACAGCCTGATCACTCATTCCGTCTTCTTCGTCTTGACCAGCATCTGCTATTGCTAGTGCTTTGTCAGCACCGACTTGCCCGGCGACATCAGCATTAGTGTTATCGGCCCCGGTATCAGGTGCATTAGCTTCAGCAACTTCAAATTCTTGTTGATCCTCTGATTCTACTTCATCGACCATTTCTTTTCCTCTGCCCATTGAGCAGCCTGCTTCATGCATACCTTCATATGTTCCGCATTCGTTGCAACTTGCTTCGTTAGAAGGTTGATCATAATCACTGCATTCGCAATCTCCGTCACAACCGCAATCTTTTTTATCGGCTGTTTCGTGATTTCCATAAAGATGTTCTTCATCGCCTTCTTCATCAGCATAGTCTTCGTCACCATGACCTGAATCAGAGATACCACCGAGCTTCTTCATAAGTGATAGCATACCGTCTGAACCGTCAACTACATCAATGTTTGCTTCTAGTTCACCACCGTCTACTGGTTGAATTGACATTGCGCTTGACGTATGTGCTTCTGGATCGTCACCGCCGAATAGACCTAAGCCAGCTTGCTTAACAATTGCAAGAAGCTGGTCTGCTTCTGCATCTTGAGCAGTGATAGTTACTGAGTCAGGTGAATTCTGCTGACCCTTTGAGATTGAAACTGAAAGACCTTCATTGACTTCACCTTCATTCACGAGAGCCTTAAGCTGCGTGTTCCATGATTCAAATGCATATTCGTCAATACTAGAACGGTCAGTAAATGTCTTTCCGCCTACCGAAAACTTGCCGCCTTTTGGAGTTCTAGCTAAGGCACCAGTAAATGCATTGCCTTCATCAAATTCGTCTTCCATCGCAGCATTTGCCATTCCACCGACTGTTGCTGCTGGCATAGCAGGAGCTGATTCTTTTGACATTTCGCTACCGAGCATTCCGCCAGCTACTGCACCTAGTGGTCCACCGAGCATTCCGCCGGCGATTGCGCCGCCTGCTGTTCCTGCTAGACCCTCATATACTCCCTGACCATAGCATTCGTCAAGACCATCTTTGTAGCCTTCGTGATATGCCTTCATTTCGCTCATGTCTTCATAACGTTTGCCAGAGTGTGCGTGACCTCTTAGACCATGTGATTTGCCCTCTAAGCGGGCCGCGCTAATTCTGTGATTCATTGATTCTTTCACCTTTTGTTTTTTCTTGTCGGCTGCTGCCTTCTTCATTGGTTCTTTCTTATCACCATCTTTGTCAAGGTCTAAGAAGTCTGGCTTCTTACCTTTAGCTGGTGCCTTAGTTGAAGCTTTGCCATCTTTCTTAGCAAAAGGATTAACGCCCTTTTTGCCTTCAGTAACTTCTTTAACTCTTGCATACGACGGAGCTTTTGATTTAGCATATTTCTTGCCAATCAATTCTTTGTAATTTTCTCTATTGAAGGCATTATCAATCACTTCTACTTGAGGTTCTTTTGCTTCTAATGTTGTTGGGCTTCTACCTGCTCCGAGGCCAGCACCCTTATTATCAATTCCTGCCGATGATGGGATATCAGCTTCATCCATTTTGTCAAACTTAGCACGAATATTAGCCATCTTTTCTTTGCCAGCGTGTTCACGTCCAGCCTTACGTAATGCATTCATGCCTTCTTTGCCATACTTCTTATTACCAAGATATGCTTGCAAGCCGCTTTCTTCTACTGGTTCTTCTTTACCAAACACTACATTTTTAGCGTGTTTTCTGTTTGCTAACCTAAGGCCTGCATTGCGTTTATCCGCAGTTTTTTCCCCTTTAAGATTATCAAGGCCAGCGTCGGCGCTTCTATTAATTGCTCTGTTCGCTGCATATCCACTTTTTTTGGCTGCATTTTTATATGTCGCCAATTTTTCATAGGTGTCTAATACTTCGTCAATTGGTTCTTCTTCAAGTTTACCTTGCTTTGCTAGTTTAGCACGGACTGCACCAGCTACACGCTCACCGGCTTCTTTAGAACCGTAACGTGCGCCGGCAGACTTAGCAATCTTAGCAAAGTTCTTGCCTGGTTTGCCTTCATCTTTTTCTTGAACTGCCTGTTGACCAGCGCCCATTGCAGTACCTTGCCCACCCTGAGTAGTACCAACTGCGCCGATTGGTTTAATCGTAGCGCCAGGAGCCGGAGCTTGTCCTGGTTGACCCGGGGCTTGAACAATCTGTACATCTTTGGGGTCAAGACTCTTGAGAATGTTTTGAACTGAAGGGTTAGTGCTTGTTACAAAACCCATGCCAGCCTTCTTATTTGTAGGATCCATTACAGGAAGTGGTGTTGCGCCCGGAGCGATGTTTTCTGACAATGCGTTGAACACATCCTTAAGAGTTGGTTTCTTTGCAAGCTCTCTCTTTGAGGTGTCTTCCGTTAGCTTTTTCTTTTTTGCAGGAGCTTTCGGAGCCGATGCTTCAATCTGGGTTAATTTTTTTAAGATATCATCCATCATATTAACCCCTTTGTCCGCCAGTTTGTGGCTTAGCAGGACGAGTGATCTTGCTCATTGGGCTATCTTTGCCCATTGACGCCATTTGAGCTTCTGGTTTGAACGGATCAAACGCATCAGGAGTCTTAGTACCTGCATACGGAATATCGATAGTGTTATCTTTCATTTGATCCTTGATGCTGTCAAGATATGAGTTACCATAAGCCTTCGCAGCTTCCTTAGCGCCCGGTTGTTCTTCTAATTCAATGTGATCTAGTACAGGACTATGACTTGCTTCGTTAGCATAGCCCTCCATTTCACTATTGATGCTGTCATCAAAGTTTGTACTGACAACACGAACCATGTTAACATTGTATCCAAGAAGCTGTGCAATCTGCTGAATCATTGGTTCAGTAGCAGGATAGCGGAATTCAGCTTTTATGATGTGAACTGGTTCGTTCTGTAGATCAGGAAAACCATATGGGTCTTTCTGAATTGGAGTTGATACCGGATCAGAAATTTTGATTGGATCAAACTTCTTCAAGTTGTACTTGAATAGGTCTAGGAAGTTTTTATCGACGTTTCCGGCGACTTTGATGGTATAGTTGTACGTATGTACACTTTCTGCAATGTATTGTTTCAACGAGCGCATTGTGGATCCTTGCAATTATATGTTGTATTTATCATTGATCTATATTTTTCGTATTGAACATCTTAAGTAGTTCGTTACGATCTAGTGATTGCCCTTCTCCTAACGGAAGGGCTTCTAGTTGTTCACTTTTAGCTAGTAACTTTTGATCAAGTTGTGCCTTCTTTAGCTGCATATCAAGCATCTTGAGTTTTTTATTGATTTTTGCGGTCTTAGCAGTAATAGCGTGTCCTAAGAAGCTACTTGCTGCGTTGAATATTTCTGAACTAAAGCGAGATTCAACCTGCATACCAAGATCAACTAAGTCTTTGTAGCTATTAGTTGCCAATTCTGCAAGGTCATCCATCTCAGTGTCAGCAGCTTCTAGTCCTCTTACTTGAGGTAGTGCAGCTTCAATCTTGTCTAGATTTGATAGAGCAGTCTCAGTGACTTCCTCAGTACATTCAGGAAGCGGTACCGTAAGGTCATTGTTATCCGAAGATGCTAGGTCAAAAAGCTCCTCAAGTTTGCGAGTCATACTGTATTTAATCTTTCTTTGTTGTCAATAATGTATTTAACTCTGTCCCAGGATATATCTAATTTAAGAGAGACTTGTCTAATACTGAGTCCCGAGTCATATAGTTCTAATACTTGAGGGAATAGATGCTTGTTCTTTTCTATGTATTGTTGGAACTTAGCATCATGTCTATCATTAGACCATTTGCTTCCTTTTCTAGATTCTGCTGCTTTTAAGCAATTTTGCAGACGAGTTTCGAGTGCTTTTTGAGTCCAATTGCGCTGTCCCCAGTCTTTTTTTCTTTCTTCGGACCACTTCAATCCTGTCTTTGCTGCTCTAGTTAGTTCTGACTGGCGGGCCCTGCGTTCAGGTGTCCAAGATGCTGCTATAGCTTCTTTATGAAGTCTTTTAGCATAATCATATAGTTTTGACGTTGGGGTATATCTTCCGTTTCCTATATTTTTTATATTGGATAGCATGTTTAACGCATAGCACATTTTATAATAGTGATTGCCTATTGTCATTTTTGTAAGAAGAACATGGCATATAAAATGCTCTCTAGGGGTTAGAAAAACTAAATTATCTTTTCTATTGGTTCCTCCTAAAGAGCTGGGAATTATGTGATGTTTTTCCATATACCCAATAGGATTGACTCTAGATTTAGCATTTGATATAATTTTATTATACCAAATAGTATACTTGTTATCTAAATACATGTGCTGATACTCCGTTCTAGTATTAGAGTAGTTGGGGATTGGCGTCCCGTGAACTACACTTTTATTTATCTATTTTTTCCACCATTGCGGTACAGATCATCTTCAGTAATGACTCTAAAGGTTATACCTTGCGCTTTACAGTATGCGGAACAAGCCGTCCATTTAGCATGATTGATTGCAACCGTCGCCTGTGTCTTAGCATTTGCTCGTTTACTTTCAATGATACTCTGCTTTTTAGGCTTTATTTCTACTATCTCAGCTATTTGGCCGCGCTTACTTTGGTATACTACGAAGAAATCCGGAACATAGATGGTATGTTTGCCAGTAAAGGGGTGACGATATGGAATCTTGAATGGTTCGCTAGCCCAATATAGGATGCTGTCATTGTTATCGCAAAAATTCATGAATGTAAGTTCCCATCCAGAACGATATCTAGGGACACCTTTGCCGATGTATTTCTTTGGGTTTCTGACAGTATACGGTCCTTGCGCCCATTTGCCCATGTTAAAGTACTACGTTTCGTTGCACTGCTTGATTGGGATTAGGAATATTGCCTACACCATAGAGTGAGGCTTTGGATTTAAAAGTATTGAGATAGTAACAAATTGCCTGATTCATTTGTAGTTTATTATTAGAGCCTTTGATAACTTCCAGTAAATCCAATACATTGAACCCGCCGTCTTGTGCAATTCTGAACAAGAAAGCCGCAAAGTTGGCGGCTATCCGTGAGTTATCGGACACGCCCTTAAAATATGAGTAGACTATATCATATTCTGCCGCATTTACGGTAATGCTAACATTGTAGAAACTGTCAAAAATTAGAACAGTTTGATCGATTGAGTTGTTTTGTGTAGTTACCATAACAGTATTTATCCCCCTGTGTTTTGGGGATTAAAAGGCGTATTAGGTGGGAAACCTTTAATAGTACCAGTCAAATTATTGCCGGCGTACTGCTTGCCGGCGTTATTAATTACTCTATTTTCAGCGGCAGTTCCTGTGGTAGGAGCAACAATTTTGCCAGCAGGTGTAGTTGCTGCGCGTTGAGTACCGTCCGGTCCAGTTTGAACTGCATCCTTTTTAATAACAGTAGACAGCACGCTAGCGCCTATCGTGAGTGCGCCCACTAATCCAGCTGGACCCGGAGAGCCTCCGGCCACCGGAATATTGAACTGTCCCCTTGGAGGATTTTGTCCTGCAGTTCTATATAATGCGTTAATAGCTTCTCTACCGACATTAACATTATTGCCTGGTTTAGTCAACTGATTAACTGTATTAACTGCTGATAAGGCTCCGGAAACTGCACCAACGATATCGCCTCGTTGTAGTGACCGAATCGCGCCGCCTGCCGCATCCACCAATCCACCTTGACCAAGAATAGTGCCTTGACCTTGACCTACTATGGGGCTCGGAAGAGTATCATAATTTGCCGGATCTCCGAAGCCAGTTACAATATTACCGGGGTTTCTGCCATCCATTGCACCGTAATTATAGACTACTGTTTCATAATCAATAGTCATTCTATTGGTCATTGTACCACCACCCTCAGCATAATTGTAAGTGTCGTGACCAAAACTATTAATTACTGGGTTTATTAGTGTATATGCAGTAAAATTGTGTTGATTGAACCCGAAAACTGTAATATTTTTGAAGAAGGGGACTCTAACTCCCTTAGAGTCTCCCTCGGTAACATTTTGTCCACCGATAAAGCCCCAATCATCTTCTCCGGAACCAAAGTCTCGGTATATATTTCTATCGTTGTAATTACTGGTACCGGCGGCGCCGGCGCCCGGGCCAGACAACACAGCCCCGGGTTTAGTACTATCATTGTAATAGTATTGGTAATATGCTTCCCACAATCTAGTTGCTTGATTTCCATTATCGTCATGGAAACTAATTTCTATTGGTTCATATTTGATTTTGGTTTGTACGATTCTCTTTCTGTTATACTGATTCATTATCTGATTAGCAAATGAAAATTGAGGTAATTTGATTTCTTTTACTAACAAACCAAAGTTATTTTCATTGCCAACCGCAGTATTCAATTGAAAGTAAGTATGAAAGAGGAATTTAAGTTTAGGAGCATACTGGTACGAATTCGTTCTAAACGTCTTCGCAGCATGGGTGTAGTCTCTAAGAACTGCATTAGGTAACCCGCTTGCACCGCCGCCATTTGCACCTGAGATAGCGTCGGAAACTGAATTAACAAGTCCGGAGACTGATTTTACAGTTCCGACGATACCACTAGCAATACCGGATATGTCATTAAGAAGGTCTTGATTAAAACCCACAATATATCCTTATTTAATAATTAAGATGTAGTGCCACCGAGGCCTGTTACGGAACCAGTTGAACCACTTGCTACACGACTAATTGAAGAGCCAACCCCAGAACCGAGAGGTGCCTGAATTGCGTTGTCGAAACGAATTGTCAATGCGATTGTTGCCACATCGTTAGTACCGTAGTTCAATGTGTTGTAGTTAGCAGTCTGAACGAAGCAACCATAGCATTCCCAAGTTTCGAGAACTACTGGAGCAGCAGTACCGTTACCACCGTCTAGAATTTCGATGTTAAGTTGGAACTTATAGTCCTGACCAGTTGCAGCAGATGCCTGCTCAACGAAGTCAAGTTGCTTTTGAATCTGCTGACCGACTGCCCTAGATACAGAACCCGAAGCGTCATCACGAATGTTGACCGAAAGAGTCTGCCACTGATGCTTACCAGCTAGATATAGAGTCGAGTTGTAGACAGGAAGTGTGATTTCCTGGAACTGTACGTTCGGACGTGAGCAGTCGATAACTTGCTTAGTTAGTGCAAGTCCTGCTGTTGACCCCAGACCAAAGTTCAAGAAGTTAAGTCTAAATCTGAACTGTAGTTTGGGCATCAACAGGCCCTGATTGCCACCAGCATTGTCAGATGCGACAGTCATGTTGAACAATGATTGTGAGGCTGTTGCCATTTTATATTCTCCTGTTATAAGTATTTATCTTTGTGAAGTGAGTAGCCCTTCCGAGCTACTCACTACGTTTTCTTACTGATTTCCAAGTTCACCTGTATTCAAGATACGAACCGGAATGTAGATGAATTCAATTGCCTTAACAGGTTCAATTGCAACGTCTACCCAGAGTTCGTTTCTATCGATACGAGCCGGTGTATTGTTTGATTCGTCGCACACGACCAAGAAGTCATATACACCGCGCTTTGCTACCAAGTCAACAAAGAGTGACTGAATGACACCCTGAATTTGTTGACGAGTTAGAGCATCGTTTGGCTCAAATACGAACGGTCTTGCAGCAAGTGTCAACTGTCTACGGATGTAAGCAACAAGTCTTGCAACGTTAATTCTGTCAAGAGCAGAACTTGAGTTGAAACTTGATTTGTTACCGTAGTTAAGTAGACCGTTACCAGTGAAGAATACCATTGGGTTAATCTGATTCGTATAAAGAACGTCACGAATACCAATGTTAGTCTTGATAGTAATAAACTCACCTGTTACCGGGCTGACATAACCAATATTCGTTGCGTTGTCAATAAGACCACGACGAGTACCAGCTGGTGCAAACCAAGGATAAGCAACAGTATCATTACGCAAGATTGTACGAATCATCATGTGTGATGCAGGAACTGCAACAAGATTACCTTGTAAGTCGCTAGTGATACCTGATGGGTAGAATAGACCCAAATAAGTGTCACGAGTCACAAGACCGTCTTCACCAGTAGCAGCAGCACCAGCAGCATTAGTTGCCCATGCCTGAATTGCAGTTGCTTGATCTGGGAGTCTCATCGGTGTATCACCGACGATGAATCCAGTAGTTCCTCTATCATTGTTGAGTACAACCATGTTCGGCTGTAGTTCAGGATAGTTTGGAGTTGCAATCAAGTTGAATGCATTGTCTTCATCACGGATTGCTGAGTTAGTATCAAT